ACGCAGCGGTTTTTTTCACGAGTTTTAGCAGGGGGGGTAAAAGGAGTTAAAGACAATGAAGAATAACGAATGGCCGAAAAAATTAAAAATACCAATATTTGACGTTTCGATAGTCAGGGACTCGAAATTGCGGGCTTTTTTGGAGAGAATCGCCAATCTTGAACGTGACTTTAAGCTGGAACTTGTCTCAAAGCGGGTATGGTCGAAAATGGACGTGGAAAAGCTAAAGCAAATAGGCGAGAACGCGACAGAAAAGGCGTTGAAAGAAACAATCAAAGAAAACCGGCTGCTGAAAGCCGAGATAGTAAAATTAAAATCGGAGTTAAATCATGGGAAAACGCGGACCTAAACCAACCCCGACTAAGGTATTGAAGCTGCGGGGCTCGTGGCGAGCCGATAAGCGGCCGGCCGAGCGAACGGGAACATATAAACGCCCGGCGATGCCGAAATGGCTTACCGGCGATGCACGTAACGAATGGAAGCGGATTTTGCCGTTGCTTGAAGAAATGGGCATTTTAGCCGAGATCGACAGGACTATGTTGGCTTTGTACTGTAAATGCTACGCCGAATGGCGCGAGGCCGATGCTTTATGTAAGAGCCTGCTGATAAAGACGACCAACGGCAATATCATTCAGCATCCGGCATTGTCGATACGGACAAACGCATGGGAGCGGCTGCGGAAAGTGTGCGCCGAGTTCGGCCTGTCGCCTTCGGCACGTACCGGATTGGCGGCAATGCCGAAATCGCGGGACACGAAGGACAAGGGGCGATTCTTCGATAAGAATAAGGCGTAAAAATCGAATTTAGAATGGAGAATTAAGAATGATTGAAAAAAGCAAGGCGGTTGAAGAGCGGCGATTCAAAATAATGGTTATCGGGGAAGATAGGTTATTTACAGTTCTGCTATGTATGCTCAAGCAGTATCCCGAATATGTGAGCCTGCCGAATTTTTCAAATGTGCCGGAAGATGTTGAATTAGTGAGGTGCTTTTATATACCCGAAAAAATAGCGTTCGGTTTTCTAATAGCCCACGAAACCTTTAACCCGAGTCCGATGGGGTGTATGATTGAGCATATCGAGGCTGACTTAAAAGAAAACATAATCAATATCTGTGAAAGAATGAAAGAAGCACCATGACGATAACCAAAAACAACGATGAAGTTGACAAAATATACAAATCTTTCGAGCGAATGAGAAAACGGAGTAAACAGCATGGTAAAAAGCGCAAAAAGAAAAAAGGCAATCGCGGTACACTGCTCACATCAGAAGATGGTAGCAATAGACCAGCTAAAACCGAATCCAGAGAATCCGAACAGTCACCCGGACGGGCAGGTCGATAAATTAGCGGCGATAATCAAGGCTCACGGCTGGCGGCATCCGATTACGGTATCCAACAGGTCGGGCTATATCGTTTCGGGGCACTGTCGGCGAGCAGCGGCCGAGAAATTGGGTCTGGTAAAGTGTCCGGTAGATTTCCAGGACTTCAAATCGAAGGCCGAAGAGCGGGCGGTTCTGTTGGCCGATAACGTGATAGCCGAATTAGCCGAGATAAATGCCGAGAAAATGTCGGATATTATCGCTGCTCTGGAAAAGGCGAGATATGACCTTGATTTGACGGCATTGACCGCCGAGCAGATTGGGGAACATTTAAGCGGCCCAAATTTTTTACCTGTATCAGAAGAAGAACAACCAAGATTAGATGAAAAAACAAAAGTTAAATGTCCAGAATGCGGCTGTGAATTTACACCTTGATTCATGCTCTTTTAAGGCCGCGAAATATGCCGTAGAACATTGGCATTATAGTAAATGTTTGCCGGTTACTAAAAAAAATTACATAGGTGTATGGGAGAATGAACGCTTTATCGGGGTTGTGATTTTTAGTTTAGGGGGATCACCACACATGGGTGCTCCGTACGGTCTTAAAATGTTTGAATATTTAGAATTGGCAAGGGTAGCCCTTACGAAACATCAAAGTTTTGTAAGCAGAATAATCAGCATAGCAATAAAGAAAGTCAAAAGTAGATATCCTAAAATTAGGCTTATTATTTCCTACGCTGATATCAATGAAGGACATCTTGGAGGGATATACCAGGCAGGAAATTGGATATATACAGGAAAATCAAGCAAAACAACTATATATAAATATGGAGGAAAATATGTTCATTCAAGAACTCTTGGGGTTCAATGGGGCGAAAAAAAGAATATAGACAGAAGCAAATTAAAAAAAAGAATAATCGAAGGAAAGCATCGTTATTTATATCCATTAGATAAAAAAATGCGTAAACAAATAGAGGCATTAAGACAACCATATCCAAAGCGCCCTGTTAGTGAAAAGGTATCACGTTCGGCAGACCAGCCGAAAGATGGCGGTTCGATTCCGACCACAGGGCTTAAACGCCAAGAAAGGCGGAAATAAACGATGATTTCAATCCGACGCATAGATATGTCGCATAGAGCGGAAAAAATCGACCACACGGGCAATACGGGCGCCTATCGGAGCGATATGGCGATAGACTAAATTGAAAGGAATAAAACAATGAAAATGGACGAGAAAAGCAAACAATCTGTTGATATGAGAAAAATTCAGGAGCAAACTGCAAATCTGATAGCGGGCGGATTCCATAAAGAGGTCGCTAAGTATCACAAGGCGATATATGATGCTTATATTGCGGTCGGATTTACACCTGAACAAGCGATTGATTTAGTTAAGGCCAGTTGTATCCGTTAGCTGCGGAAATAATTTTCATGGAAGAAAATTCAAAAAAAAGCTTGACAAACCCGGATTTATGCGGTAGGGTTGCGAAAAATAACGCTCTAATTGAGTGGGTAAACGACTATATCGGAGTAGATAATGCGTTCACAGGCAAGATAACAATCGAGATTAACGTGGTCGATGGTACGGTAAAGGATTTCAAGGCCGGCCACATGCGGAGAGAGGTAGTTTAGCTCTTTATAATTGAATAGCCTATAAGGCAAAGGATCAGGCGATTATAAGCCCCTGTTCACTGACGATTCGAGAAATCGGATCTGCGGTGGATGGGGGCTTTTTTTATTTTTATGGTTAAAGCGATAAAAAAACCGAAGGTGAGCAAAAAATGGCGGCAGTTATTGTGCTGTCTGCCGGGCTATGACCCGTTCTGTCAGGCGGGCGATAGCTGGTTCGAACCGGAAATCGCGCAATATTACATCGACTTTATCGAGGAATGCTGTAGTCATATCGAGGGGGCATTAGCGGGCAAGCCTTTTATTCTGGAACGCTGGGAACAAGCCATAGTCGCCAATTTGTTCGGCTGGCAGAAAATAGACTCCTACGGTCGGCAGGTCCGGCGATACCGTGAGGCGTTTATTTACGTGCCGCGAAAGAACGGCAAGACGCCGCTGGCCGCGGCCTTAATGAACGCCGCTTATTTCCTTGACGATGAGGCTGGACAGCAGAATTACTGTGCTGCAGGTGAAAGAGATCAGGCGACACTATCATTCCGACACATTAACGGGATGCAGCAGAACGAAATCGAGATGTCATCCCGTGTCCATCCCTACAAATCCACGAGGACAATCGTAAAGCACGAGGATCAATCCTTTATCAAAGTTCTGTCATCGGATGCCGATACCAAGCACGGCGGCAATCCCCATATCATCCTTGTCGATGAACTGCACGTCCAAAAGGACCGGCGATTAGTCGATGTTTTTCAGACTTCGATGGCGTCATTGAACAGAAAACAACCCCTGCTTATCCATTTGACAACGGCAGATTACGTGCGGGAGTCTATATGTAACGAAAAATACGAAAAAGCGGTCAAGGTAAGGGACAATAAGGGAAGTAAATTAAAGGCCGGTTACGACCCGGAATTTCTGCCGGTCATTTACGAGGCGGGTCCGAAAGACGATTGGAAAAAACCGGCTACATGGCGCAAGGCAAATCCAAACTTAGGTGTATCGGTATCTATTGACTTTATGCGGAGAGAGTGCAAAAGGGCCGCCGAGACGCCTACTTATGAGAACACATTCAAACGATTACACCTCAATATCCGCACGGCCCAAGATGTCAGGTGGATACCGGCCGAATTGTGGGATAGCTGCAATTTCGCAATCAGCAAAGAATTGCTTATCGGCCAGAGGTGCTACGCCGGATTCGACTTATCCACCAACAAAGATATCGCCGGATATGCACTTTTATTTCCGCCGGCCAAAGAAAGCGATAAGTGGCGGGTTCTGCCGAGATTCTATATTCCCAAAGACAACGCTGAAAAACGGGAGGACAGGGACAAAGTACCGTATATAACATGGGCGCGCGAGGGCCTTATCACGCTGACCGATGGCAATGTAATCGACTACGATACGATAAAAGCCGACTTCGAGGTGGACTGTCAAAACTACGCAATAGCGGAAATAGCTTTTGATCGGTGGAATTTCGAAGGGCCTCGCCAGCGGTTCATCGCCGACGGCGCGCCCGCCGATAAGTTTGTTTCCTTCGGACAAGGTTTTGCCTCGATGTCGGCACCTGCGAGAGAGTTGGAAAAACTTCTTTTAGCGAAAGAGCTAGCACACGGCGGTCACCCGGTATTGGCATGGATGGCGGGCAATGTGGCGGTCGAAATGGACGCGGCGGGCAATATCAAGCCTTCTAAGAAGGTCAGTAAGGAAAAAATCGACGGTATCGTAATGCTGATAATGGCGCTGGGCCGGGCTATGGTCGCTGCTGCTCCTAAAGAGTCGGTTTACGAAAAGCGAGGGATAGTCACGATATGAGTATTGCATCGAATATCCTTAAAAAGTTCGGTTATTATAAACGCTCGACTACATCGAATCCGTCGCAGTGGTTTATCGACTGGATACACGGCGGGGCGGCGACTTCTTCGGGCGTGAACGTCAGCGAATCATCGGCGATGAAGTACACGCCGTTCTGGGCGGCGGTCAGGATAATTACTTCTACGATAGCATCGCTGCCGTTCATGGTTTATTCACGCCGGGCAGACGGCGGCAAAGACCAGGTCAAGAACCATCGGGTTTATTCGCTATTGCACGACCGGCCAAACGAATACATGGATGCGATAACCTTTTTAGAGTCTCGGCAGGCGCATGTATTGACCTACGGCAACGGGTACGCCGAGATTCAAAGGGACGGGGCGGGCAGGCCGATTGCATTATGGCCATTGCAGCCGGATATGACCGAGCGGAAGATAAAAGATGGTGTGCCGTATTACGAGGTCAGGCTGCCGGTAGGCGGCACGGTAGAACTGCCCGATTACAACGTCCTGCATATCAAGGGACTGGGCTTCGATGGCTATACTGGCTACAACGTAGTGTCATATCACAAGGAGGCGATAGGCTATGGTGTGGCGGTCAAAGAATACGGGGCGAGGTTTTTTTCAAACGATGGCTCGCCGGGCGGGGTTTTGGAACACCCGGAAATGCTGAGCGATACGGCGAAAAAACACCTTGAGGACTCGTGGAATACCAGCCATTCCGGCCTCAAACAGGCTCATCGTGTGGCGATACTCGAAGAAGGGATGCAATGGAAGCAGCAGGGTGTCGATCCCAAACAGGCCCAGGCTTTAGAGGTTCAGAAGTACACTGTGGACGACTGCTCGATGGACAGAGCGACTTTCAATAATATCGAAGAGCAGAACCTTAAATTTTTAGCGATGACGATGCTGTACTGGTTCCGCAAGTGGGAGCAGGAATGTAATTATAAGCTGTTCATGCCGTCGGAAAAAAAGACGTTATTCTGCGAGATTTTAGTCGATGCTCTGCTACGCGGCAGTATTAAAGCAAGGTACGAGGCATATAACATCGGCCGAAACGGTGGCTGGCTTTGTGTTGATGACATAAGGGAAAAAGAGAATATGAATCCCCTGCCGGACGGTAAGGGCAAGATATTCCTCGAACCGCTTAATATGAAGGAGGCCGGAAAAGAGCCGCCCGAAAAAGAACCAGAGGAGGATATAGAAGATTTACGCCATGCATATAGAGAATGGTTTAAGGTTCAATGGTATAGAATCATAAAAACACAGATAAAAGCATTGGAAAAGAAAAACGGTTTTGATTATGGCAGGCAGAGAGACTATGCGAAAACGCTTTTGACCGATCCGTTCAATGCATGGGCAGAGCATAACAACTTATCGAAAGACGAGGCAAATAAACGGTTACAGAGTGTAATAAATCTAAATATAAACGAAAGAAGAAGCTTTGAATTGTCCGATGCCGAAAAAATGGCGGATGTATTAATGGACAGAATAGGAGGCAATAATGCCATTACCTAAACCGAAAAAAAATGAAAGTCAGGATGACTTCATTAGTCGTTGTATGAGTGATGATGTTATGGAGGATGAATACGAGGACATTGACGAAAGACTTGCCGTTTGTTATAGCCTTTGGGAGCAGGAGAAGAAAGAATTGCCAAGTAATATAGAGCGGCGGATAATGTCCGTTGAAGATGTTGATATGAGAATTGAGGGAGATGATGAGCCCAAAATAGTAGGCTATGCGGCAAAATTCAACAAGTGGTCGGAAG